CTAGTGCATATGCAAACGCCTATGCCTCTAAAGTCTGTGCGGGTAAAATTAAAGATCCAAGTGGAGTAAAAAGAAAAGATTTTAAAGGCCCTAAACCATCAGGGAAAGCAGATGGAGGAATGATTAATGGTGTTTCTCAACAAAGAAAACAAGTTTCTGCTCAAAGAATGTCTAAAGGCGGAAGAATTGTAGCTGCTGGTTGTGGTATGGTAGAGGGTAAGAGAAGAAAAAAAACTAAACTACCTCAAAGTATTTATGCCTAAGGACCCTGTAAAAGGAACAGGGAAAAAACCAAAAGGCTCTGGTAGAAGACTCTATACAGATGAAAACCCAAAAGACACTGTTCGCATTAAATTTGCTACTCCTGCTGATGCACGGGCGACGGTCTCGAAAGTGCGTAAAGTTAAAAAACCATTTGCAAGAAAAATTCAAATCCTTACTGTTGCTGAGCAACGTGCTAAAGTAATGGGTAAAACACAAGTTGCTAGTATCTTTAAAAAAGGTAAAAATAGTATAAGGAAACAACATGGCAAAAAGCGGACTTAAAGAGTGGTTCAGACAAGACTGGGTTGACATAGGCTCTAAGAAAAAAGGTGGAGGATTTGCTAAATGTGGTAGGTCCAAACAAAAGAAAGACGCTAAACGAAAGTATCCTAAATGTGTCCCTAGAGCGAAAGCTAATAGAATGACTAAGGGACAAATTAAATCAGCAGTATCTAGAAAAAGGGCAGTCGCTCAAGGAGTTGGTGGTAAACCAACTAACGTAAAAACAATTGTCTCGAAAAAAACAAGCAGAAAAAATAAAAGATGATGTGATTCAATGGTCTAAGCATGTCTTAGAACCAATGAATAAACACTTAGGTTTTCCAGCGTGTCCTTTTGCAGCTAAATGGAGAAAAGACAAAAAGCTTCGAATAGAAGTTCGTATGGACAAATCTAAATATGAAAAACAACTAACTACTGTTTTAAAATCTTGGAATAAAAAAGAACATGATATAATAATATATTGCGACCCTTTTTGGGAGCAGTACTCTCCTGAAGAGTTTGGAGAAAAAATAGATTTTTATAATAAAATATATAATAAAAGAGATGTGTATTTTATGGGATTTCACCCTGAAGTGCCTGCTAATGAAGATGAACATGAATTTTTGGTGGAACCCACAGATAATTGTGAGTATCACTCTGATTTAGCATACTCAATGATGTTAATACAAAAGTTTAAACAACTCTATGATGCAAGTTGCAAACTACATAAGATAGGTTATTATAAAAAATGGCCAACAGAGTATTACGACGAAGTTGTAAAAACTCGGCAAGACAAATACGAACAATTGTTCAAAAAGGAGCGAAAAGATGAGAGCAAAAAAATCAATAAGTAAAATGCGTGGCGGCGGTAAAGTTATGCCTATGAAAGGCGGCGGTCGTGCAAAAAAATCTGTCAAAAGAAAAGGTAAGAAGAAATCAGTCGTTAAGAAAAAACGAGGATAATTTGAATGGCCACATCGGACACTACAACTTTTGATTTACAAATTGACGAGGTAATCGAGGATGCATATGAACGATGTGGTTTTTCAGGAACAAGAACTGGTTATCAATTACGATCTGCCAGAAGAAGTTTAAATCTTTTATTTTCTGAATGGGGTAACCGCGGCGTTCACATTTGGAAAGTGGATAATCACACACAAAGTTTAACAGCAGGATCAACTGAGTATACAGCTCCTAGTGATGCTGCAGATGTTTTAGAGATGGTGTTTAGAAATAGTTCAAGTATTGATACGACCATGACAAAAATATCTCGTTCAGAGTATCAAGCTATACCCAACAAGACTCAACAAGGAACTCCTACTCAGTATTTTATTGAAAGAAAATTATCAAGTGTAAAAATTAATCTTTACCTTGCTCCTGATACTACGGGGACAAATATTAATTATTATTATGTGAAAAGAATTCAAGATGCGGGTGCTTATACTAACACTCCAGATGCTCCATTTAGATTTTTACCATGTATGGTTTCTGGTCTTGCTTATTTTATCTCTCAAAAAGTTTCACCTGAAAGAACACAGTCTTTAAAATTATATTATGAAGATGAGTTACAAAGAGCGTTAACTGAAGATAGTCAGTCTACTTCTGTTCATATTGTTCCTCAAAACTATTTTGTGAGTAACTAATGGGCAACTTTGCTACCGGTGTTCATGCCATAGCGTTGTGTGATCGTTGTGGTCAACAATATAATTTTCATGAGTTGAGACAGGAATGGAACGGACTTAAAACTTGTCCCTCTTGTTTTGAAACAAAACATCCACAATTAGAACCTCCACATCATAGAGCCGATGCACAAGCTTTACCATGGAGTAGACCAGCTAGAGTAGAACCAATGACAGTTTTTGTGGGTGCTCCTGGCGATTCTGCCTTTCAATCAAATGGTATGCAACCATCTGAAGAAATCAGAGAGTTGATTATAGGTTCAAGTGTTGGTACAGTGACCGTGGTGATATCATGAATTATTCTGAGTTATTAGACAATGTAAGAAACTATACAGAAGTTACTAGCGATGTTTTGAGTAACTCTGTCATTAATGTTTTTATAACTAACGTTGAAAATAAAATCGATAGGGCAGTAGACGGTGATTATCAGAGAAGATATGCAACTTCAACATTCGAAGCTAACAATGCTTTTTTAGATATATCCGCACCTGAGGGTGGTTTTAGATTTGCAAGAGGTTTAGAATTAGTTGAGACAGATGGCACAAGAACTTGGTTACAACAGGTTGATACAACTTTTATTGATGAGTATAGTCCAGAGCGATCAACTACGGATACTAACTTTACAGGTAAACCAAGATACTGGGCTAACTGGGATGGAACACAATTAGTTGTTGCCCCCACTCCAAACGCAGCTTATACAGTTGAAATGTGGTATCAAGAAACTCCTGAAAGATTAGGTAACGGATCAGGTAGCACAAGCACAACAACTTTTGTATCTAACAATGCTCCAGAGACCCTTTTATATGGAACTCTGACGGAGGCATATTCTTACTTGAAAAATACACAGGATATGCAAATATACCAACAAATGTTCCAATCCTCTTTGAGTGAGTTTGCTCAAGAGCAAATGGGACGTAAACGTAGAGACGAGTATGTAGACGGTGTCTTAAGACTCCCTCTTAAATCAGTAGACCCAGGAGGTAAATAAACATGGCAATAAATCAAGCAGTCTGTGCTTCATTTAAAAAAGAGTTATTGGCAGGGGATCACGATATTGATAACGATACAATTAATCTTGCTCTCTACACAAGCTCTGCAACTTTAAATGGAAACACAACAGCATACTCCACTTCAAACGAAGTTGGGGCATCAGGAACATATGCAGCAGGCGGTGCAACTTTAACAAGCCCTACCATTGGCTTAACAGCAACAAGCGCAACAGCTTCAACAGCATTTGTAGACTTTGCAAACGTAAGTTTTACATCAGCAACTATTTCTGCTCAGGCAGCTTTGATCTATAATAGATCATCAGCAAATACTAATGCAGCTATTGCAGTTTTAGATTTTGGTGCAGTTAAGACATCAACAAACGGTACATTTACAATCGCATTCCCAACTAACGATGCTTCAAGTGCTATATTAAGATTATCTTAATATAGGAGGTCATCACCATGGCAGATGCTTGGAATGAGGGCACGTGGGGGCAAGGCTTTTGGGGACAACAGAGTTCTGTTACAGTTACCCTTTCAGGTGTCTCTTCTACATTTGCATTAGGCACTGAGTCCTTTGTCGGTGACGTTGTAGTCACATTAGGATCTTTACAAGTCACTTCAGCTTTAGGCACCGCTACTGGTGAAGCTGAATCAATTTATCCTTTAACAGGTGTTTCATCTCAATTTAATTTAGGTGCTCCAAGCATAGAAGAAGGAGCAGGAGTCACTCTTGCGAGTTTATCTATGGCATTTACTGCAGGGGACGAAACTGCCTCTGGTACTGTGGATGCTGGATGGGGCAGAAATACATGGGGCTCATTTGCTTGGAATGAAAATATAACTCAAACTGTTAGTTTAGAGGGTGTGGCGATGTCCACGACTTTAGGCACCACTACACAAGAGGTGGGCACTGGTGTAATAGTTTCAGCTACTGGTGTCAGCATGACAAGTGCTTTAGGCACTACAACACAAACGGGCTCTGCATTAGAAACTCTTGATAGTCTTACAATAGGAGCAGCACTATCAGGTGCATCAGGTATTACTGGTGAGGGTAATGTAGGCGTGATAGCTCCGTCAGATCAACTCGATTTTAATATTGGTACAGTCACTATTGATATTTTTACACAGGTGGATCCTGTGGGTGTTTCTGCCACTACATCACTTGGAACTGCAGTCGTAGAAGCCGACGCATTAGTAACGCTGGGTAGTTTATCTAGCAGTTTCTCATTAGGCACAGAAACAGTTGAGGTTGGAACGGGTGTTATTGTAAGCGTCTCTACATTGGCTTTGACCTTTGCAGAAGGCACAACAACACCAACAGCGGGAGCAACGGTAAATGTCACAGGGCTTGATTTAAGTATAGTCTCAGGTAATCCTTTTGCTACACCTTGGGCAAATGTAGTAACTGGTGCAAGTAATACATGGACAGAGGTAGACGCAGCATAAAAAGTGTTGCTCTAATACTAAAAAACGATATATTTTACGGAGGTAAAAAATGAGCAGCACATATTCATCTAGATACTTATTAGAATTAATGGCTACTGGAGCCAACGCTAACACTTGGGGTACAAATACCAATAATAACCTCAATGTTATTGATGCTTTTTCAACTGGTTACATATCAAAATCTGTTGCAGGATCTTCTAATATTACTCTTACCACAACTAATGGTAGTTCTACAACGGAGTCAGCAAATAGAAACATTGAATTAACGGGTGCTTTAACTGGTGACATTGTTGTATTCATACCAGCCACAGAGAGCACTTATACATTTTTCAACAACACTACAGGTTCTCAAACATTAACTATTGCTGCTACAGGTCATCAAGCTAACGGTGTTACAATCACACAAGGTGCAAAGACAAGTATTTTTTGTGATGGTGCTTCAAATTTTAATATTAAAAAATGGGCTTCTACTGACTTAGGCTCATTGACAGGAACATTACCTGCTGTTTCAGGTGCTAATTTAACAACACTAAACGCATCTGAACTAGATTCTGGAACAGTTCCTAATGCTAGACTAGATGCGCAACTTCAAGATATTGCAGGATTAGCAACAACTGACAGTGGTATTATTGTTGGTAATGGATCTAATTTTGTTCTTGAAACAGGCGCGACCATGAGAACTTCTTTAGGCTTAGGCACAGCTTCTGATGTTCAGTTTAATGATATGCAAGTAGACTCACTTGGTGTTGCTACTGCAGCCTCAGGAACAAGTGGTGAAATTAGAGCAACTAACGATATTACAGCTTTCTTTTCATCAGATGTAGCCTTAAAAGAAAACATTGAAAACATATCCTCACCTATGGAAAAAGTACAAAATTTAAATGGTGTATTGTTTGATTGGAAACAAGATTATATAGACGGAAAGGGTGGTGAAGACGGCTACTTTGTTCGTAAAAGAGATGTAGGTGTCGTAGCTCAAGATGTAGAAAAAGTTTTACCAGAGGTTGTTGGCACACGACCTGATGGTGTCAAGGCTGTAAAATATGACAGATTATGTGCATTATTAATTGAATGTGTAAAGGACTTACAAACTCAAGTAGATGATCTTAAGAAGGGAGAATAATTTATGACTACACCTTCCGGTCAAATTAGTTTAGACGATGTTAATACTGAGCTAGACATATCCCCAGGAACACAAATAAACATGAACGCATCGGCCGTTCGTACTTTAGCAGAAGTGCCAACTGGTGCTATAGGTATGTCTGATTTACAAGGTAAATCTAATGCTCAATTTGTTGTAGCCAGTGGTGGATCCACTTCTACACAAGGTGATTTTAAAATTCATGTTTTTAATTCAGGTGGTACTTTTACTGTAAACCAAGCTGGTAATGCTGCAGGTAGTAACCAAGTAGAATATATGGTTGTTGCTGGTGGCGGAGGCGGTGGTTCAGGTAGAGGTGGGCCAGAAAATCCATCTAGAAGATCAGGAGGATCAGGTGGTGGTGGAGGATTTAGAGAAGCTAAAAACCCCAATGCACCTTTTCCTGCTAGTCCCTTAGTTACAAATACTTTAATACCTGTTACAGCCACAAATTTTCCTATTAGCGTTGGTGGAGGCGGGGCAGGTGGCGCAACATCAACTCCTAAAGCTCAGGGTGGTCCTAGAGGTGATCAAGGTTCAACATCAAGTTTTTCTAACATATCCTCAGCAGGTGGTGGAGGTGGATCAGGCACAAATTTCCCTAATGGTAACGCTGCACAATCAGGTGGATCTGGTGGTGGTGGCGGACCTTTCTTTCCTCCTGGTGGATCTGGCAACAGTCCTCCCGTATCTCCACCTCAAGGACAACCTGGTGGCACGGGTTCACAAAACCAAGGTGGCAATTCTGGTGGAGGAGCTACAGGATCAGGTTCAACACCTATGGGTGGTGGAATTGTGGGAGCTTCAGGTGGTTCTGGTGCAACAACTTCTATTGCTTTTAACTCTCAATCATTTGCAGGTGGCGGTGGAGTGGGAGGAGAACCTGGTGGATCAGGAAACAGTGGTGGTGGATCAGGAGCGGGTCAAACAGGACAATCCGCAACCGCAGGACAAGCAAACACAGGCGGCGGCGGTGGATCAGGAACTTTATTAAGAAACGTACCATCTTCTGAATTACAAGGAGCTGCAGGTGGTTCAGGAAAAGTTGTTATAAGGTATAAATTTCAATAATGGCACATTTTGCAAAACTAAGTGAAGAAAACATTGTTTTACAGGTAGAAGTAATAGCTGATGCAGATGCTCCGACAGAAGAGGCAGGGATAGCTTTTTGTCAAAATTTATTTGGGTGGAGTCTTTGGAAACAAACTTCTTATAATACCAGAGGAGGAATTTACTATAATAGTGATGGTACCGAAGGAGATCAATCAAAAGCTTTTAGAAAAAATTATGCAGGTATAGGTTTTACTTATGATAGTTCTTTAGATGGTTTTATATCACCTAGACCTGAAGGAATGGCCTCATGGGTTATAGACACTTTTTCAGGATATTATCAAACTCCTGTTCCGTATCCAACAATTACAACTTATGAATATAATGGACAAACCAAAAATTATCAAATTTCTTGGGATGAAACTAATGTTAGATACGTAGCTTATGACAAAAAAGACCCTGTTAATAATTATCGATGGGACTCCTCGGCATTAGAGTGGATAATTATCTAATTAATGTTTTTTAAACAAAATCTAATTGATCAATCAATATACATAAAAAAAATACCGACACAGTTTTCAGACATAGATTTTACGCAAATAAAAAAAGATGCTTTAGAAAGCTATAAAAATAAAAAAGTTTTATCAACTAACAAATTTTCTCCAGAAATTAATTATTACAAAGTTAAAGATAGAAAAGATAATTTTTGGGTTTATGAATTTATAAGAGATCACTTTAGATTATCGTTTTTACAAAAAACACAAAACACATTGATAATGACAGAAAGTGCTTATGTCGTTGTTAATACAAACTCTGATATTACTTCTCATAATCACATAAATGAATATGATATTAACAATTCACCTGATTACACCGCTGTGGTTGTTATCGATGCTGATAAGGATAGTTTTATTGAAATAAATTATGAAGGTGGAAGAAAAAGAAATATGAAACAAAGGATTCCATTAATACCTATGGAGGTAATTGTTTTTAATGCTGAATTACATCACAGATACTTACTGAACAAAAATCTAAAAAACACAATAGTTTTGGCTTTTAAGTTACAGTTATTTTGATAAGATAATAAAAATTTTAGAATGAACTTAGAAAATTACTACGCTTGCTTTGATAGCATAGTTCCAAGTAGAATTTGTGATTATATAATTGAGGACGCAGAGCGACAGAGTGAACAAACAGCTATCGTAGGTGATTACAACGAAGTTCCTAAAGACGAAAAAGATATTGCTAAGCTTTACAAGACAAGAAACTCATCCATAGTATGGATGAATGATCCTTGGATCTATAGGGAGATAATACCTTTTGTTCGTGAGGCAAATCAATTTTGTAATTGGAATTTTGATTTTCATCTATCTGAATCTTGTCAGTTTACAAAATATAGTAAGAGTCAACATTACACCTGGCATCAAGACAGTTGGAATAAGCCTTATGATAGACCAAAAGATATTGAAAACGGATTAATTAGAAAATTATCTGTTACACTGTCTTTGGCTGACGGAAATAGTTATGAGGGAGGGGATCTAGAGTTTGATATGAGAAACAATGGTGATAGCACAAGTAATATACAAAGACCTGAGATGGTTAGAAACAAAGGGACCATTGTAGTGTTTCCATCATTTGTTTGGCACAGAGTAACACCTGTTACAAAAGGCACAAGATATTCATTAGTTGTTTGGAATTTAGGGTTACCATTTAGATAGGAGAAATATGAAAACTAATTTTTTTCAAGAAAAAAATTTTAATGTTGTAAAAGAAGCTATACCTACTGATCTAGCTTTTTTCTTAAATAATTATTTACATAACAAAAGAAAATGTTTTTTATATATGCAAGAAACAAACAACATATCAAAAAGTGATAAATCATGGGGAGAATACACGGACACACAAATACCTAATACTTGGGGTAATTATGGTGATCTTTGTATGGATTCTTTATTAGAATGGATATCACCAACCATGCAAAGAATCACAGGTTTAGAATTAATACCTTGTTATTCTTATACTAGAATTTACAAATATGGTGATGAGTTACATAGGCACAAAGATAGACCATCTTGTGAAATATCTTGCACAATGAACTTAGGTGGGGATACGTGGCCTATATTTTTAGAGCCCTCAGGTGAGGAAAACAAAGAAGGAATATCTGTTATATTAAATCCTGGTGATATACTTGTTTACAAAGGGCAATTATTGGAACATTGGAGAGAGCCGTTTCAGGGATTTGAATGCACACAAGTTTTTCTTCATTACAATGATAAGAACGGACCTTTTGGTGAAACTAATTTGTATGATAGACGACCTGTATTAGGACTACCCTCATGGTCAAGACCACAGAATTAAAGGAATATAAGTTAGATTACAATACCTTCATGGGTGGATGGTACATATCGCCAAATATATGTGAAGGGCTTATTGATCATTATGAAAACAATAAGGATAAATCTTTACTTGGACATGTTGGTAATGATGATAAAGCAATAGTTAATCGTAAACTCAAAGATTCCAGAGATGTTAAAATACACGCAGAAAACGAACATGGCATAATTGGTATCTATCGTGAGGAACTACAAAAAGTTTTAATTAAATATTTAGAAAAATATCCTATGGCAAATAGTGTCTTAAGATTTTCAATAACTGAAAATTTTAATTTACAAAAGTATCCAAAGGGAGGAGGCTTTAAAGCGTGGCATTGTGAAAATAACGGAGCTGAAAAAATAATGAGTAGGAATTTGGTTTTTATGACATATTTAAATTCTGTCGAAAAAGGTGGTACAGACTTTTATCATCAAAAAATTACCACACCCGCGGAGGTGGGCTTAACATTAATTTGGCCTAGCTATTGGACACATGTTCATAGGGGGCAGGTCTGTAAAACAGAAGAAAAGTACATTATTACAGGATGGTATAATTTTGTCTAAAAAATTAAAAGATTTTATTTATCATCAAAATATTTTTTCTAAAGATTTAGCTGATGAGATTATTTTTGAATATAAGGATAATGACTTTGATAGACACTCACATCACAATCAAGAAACAAGACATTTAGGCAGTATAGAGATTAGTAACAGTGAAACTATAAATCAAGTTAATAGTTATGAAAGAGCTTTAATTGTAGAAAAAACGACAAAAGAAATTGATAAAATAGTAGAGAATTATTTAAAATTTATAAAAACAGAAAGTTTACCTATAGAACAATCCTCTCCTTTCTCACTTCGTCAGATGAATGTGGGTGATTGGTATGGTGAGCATGATGATGATGGAGTAGGTGCTTCTACAGGTGATTATAAGTTTACCATATCTATTTGTTTGAATGATGACTATAAGGGAGGAGATTTTTCTTTTTTTAACAACACCATTAAATACAAATTAAAAAAAGGTGATGTATTAATGTTTCCCTCTAATTTTATGTTTCCTCATCAAGTAAATAAAATTATCAAGGGGACACGTTATCAGCTTTTGTTATGGCTAAGATAATTTTTTATTGTGTGCAAACAGGTAAAAGAGGATTGATGCCTTGCATAAAAAAACAAAAAATAAATGATTTTGAATATTGGTTTGCTCATGACAATCATTCACAAGCAAAAGAGAATAAAGGATGGAACTACATAAATATAAGTAATAATCACACACATCTATCTGATCCTAAAAGACAAAGGCTTTATAGATTTATACCAAGATTATTATTTACAGATTTTGATTATACTGTCTATGTAGATAGTAAATTTTATCAACACCGTGATTTTTATAATTTTTGTTTAGATATAATAAATAAAGAAAAACCAAACTGGATGACTTGTTTTCATAAAGAAAAAAGAACATTTGAACAGGAACTGCAATTTGCGATCGAGCATAAGAATATACCAGAGCAAGACATTAAAAAAGTTATGTCAATTGTTAATTCTAATAAGTGGGTTTCTTATGACACGTGTTGGCTTATTCGTAAAAACACAGATAAAAACCATGACATAGGTCACAAATGGTTTGAACTTACCGATAAGTGCTTTTCGTATAATTGTAGAGATCAACTAACTTTATCAGAATGCATAAGTAAAAATTATGTAAACACTAACCATACTATTCAAGAATTAGAGAAATATTCAATTATAAAGCATGTATAAAATATATGAACAGCCTTTTGATTATAAAACATTAGATAATAATGTAGTCTTAATTGATGTCTTAAGAGCAGCCACTGTGGCAAACGTTGTGTTAAGTAAAAACCCAGTTGTTTATTTTATGTCTGCTAATGAGGACGAGATAAATATAATAAAACAAAAAAATAAAAACGCTGTAACAATAGGTAAAAGACAAAAAAATATTTATACTTATCCTAACTCTCCTAGTGTTCTTTGGAGCGCAGATTTAAATAAAAGGTGTGTTTTGCATAGTTCAGCAGCTTGTGGCGGAATGTTGGATAAACTAAAAAAGCACAATGTGTTATTATGTGGGTTTTGTAATATTTCTGCAACTGCCGATTATATACAAAACAGTAATTTAGATTGGAGTATTGTTTGTTGTGGATTTAGAGGAGAGGAGCGTAATGATGAGGACAAACTATGTGCCGATATGATTACTAAAAATATAAACAGTAATCAAAATGATATTTTTTTAAATTTAAAAGACTCAGAGTCCTTAACTATATTTGAAAAAAATCAACAAGATTATCCTAAAAAAGATATTGAAATATGTTTAACTTTAGACATGTTTTCATTCCCGATAAAAGCAAAAGAAAATATTATTACAAAGGCATGATAAAAGTTTTAGACAATTTTTTTCCTAATGATGTGTACGATAAAATGTTGGAGGATTCAAAAAATAATTGGCAAAACAAAGAATATTTTATTTACAAAGACTTAACTGAAAAATTATATACTATAGATGTAATTAATTATATGAGCTCTAAATTAGAGCAAAATATTACATTATATAGAGCTTATTCGCACGGACATCCAAGCGACTACCCGCACAACATACATCAAGATAAAAACTCTACACACACTGCAATACTGTTTTTAAACAAGGATTATTATAAAGATTGGCAAGGTGGGACTATAATATATACAAATTGTACTAATTATATAGATTTTGTGCCTAACAGACTTATAATATTTGAAGCAAATTTAGATCATGTTGGAACACCGTTTACAAATACAAATAATTTTAGACTACAGAATGTTTGGAAAATAAATATTAATTAATAATTATGCTGGAGATATTTGATAATAAAATTAAAGATATTGATAAAATTTATAAAGAATTAAAAAAACTACCTTATTACTATGGCGAGGTTGATGATATAAATTATGAACCCACAGGTTTGACATCTGAGTTATCCGAGGATAGTTTCACTTATAAATCAATAAAATCTTTTATTTTTGAAAATGAAGTGCTTAGAAATAAAACAATACTTAGATCCTATGTAAATTTATTTTTACCTAGAGAACAACCTAATTACCATACAGATGGAGATGTAGGCACAACATTATTGTATTATGCTAATTTATATTATGATATAAATGAAGGAGGAGAAACAAAGTTTTTATCAGAAAATAATACATTGATTTCTGTTTTACCAACACCTGGAAGAGTAGTTTTTTTTCCTGCTAATTATAAACACACTGCCTCTTCTTTCAAAAATAAACATAGATTTACAGTAGCATTTAAGTTTAAGGAGAGTATGTAATGTTAACACAAGAAGAATTAAAGAAAAAAGATTTTAAAATATTTTTAGGTATGCCTATGTATGGTGGCATGTTATCAGAGGCAACCTTACATGGTTTATTAGAACTACAACAATGGTCCATGGCCCACAACATAGGTTTACGAATACAAACAATGGGTAATGAAAGTCTAATCACAAGAGCGAGGAACACCATAGTTTCTATGATGATGGATCAAACTGATTATGTTGCGACTCATTTATTATTTATAGACGCTGATATAGGATTCTCGTGGAGAAACGTAGAGAGATTATTGTGTGCAGAAAAAGATATAGCTTGTGGCATTTATCCTAGAAAACATTTACATTTTGAAAAAGTTGCAAATGTTCTTGCAAATTTTCCAAACGCTACGCCTGACGAGATAGAGGCTAAGATACTTGGTTACAACGTGAACTTTGATGACCCGACACACTTAAAGGGAGAGAATGGTTTTTTTAAAGTAAATGAAGCGGCCACGGGGATGATGTTAGTAAAGCGTCATGTTTTTAGAACTATGTTTAAAAAGTTTCCTGAAAGAAAGTATGAGTCAGATCAAATAGTTAACGGTGGCGGTTATAAGTCAGATAACTGCTATGACTTATTTGCTGTGGGTCCTTACGAAACTGTCGGACAAAAAAGATATTTATCAGAAGATTATTATTTTTCTAGATTGTGGCAAGAGTGTGGTGGAGAGATATGGGCTGATTTATCTATGCCATTAACACATTTTGGAAACAGAGGTTATAAAGGACACGTGGGTGCGTTAGTTGCACAAGTTAAAAATGAGACATCTTAGGTTAATTCAACACAATATCGCATCTCATTATGCTGTATATATAGTAGATAATTTTTTAGAAAGTGATTATCACAAACAAATTTTAGAAAAGGTCATAGAGCTAACGCAGAAAGATAGTATGGCACAACAAACTAATGTGAAAGCAAACATGACAAAATTTACTGAATTACTTAATCATAAATTATTTGAAAAAATGTTTATGATGTCAGTAGAATTATTACAAATGTTTTTTACATTAAGATCGCCATCACCAACTAACCCTTATGAGTATATCATAGATGAAGCATGGGCCATGAAACATCTCAAAGGTAATAACACAATAGAGCACATTCATGGATGCGAGTATTTTTCATGTGCATATTATCCAAAAATACCAGGGGAGACCACCATGTCATTTTCAGATTTTGGTTGTTTTGAAACCTTAAAAGAAAATTCATTATATATCTTCCATGGTTTAACTAAACATGCGGTTTTACCACAACAATATGATGAGCCCAGATACTCAATTGCATTTAATATATTACAAAAAAATATTAAAAATAAATTGTAATGGACATAAAAATAAATGAAAATGTCATTTCAAGAGAGTACAATGTTTTATCGCAAGATGATAAAAACCTCATTCTTGATGATGTAAAATATCAAATTAAACATCATCCTTGTAAGGATGTTGCTCCTTATCAAACACACGCTAATCTTTTTCAAAGATATAAAGATAAGATTTATTGGAATAGACTATATCTTAATGCAAGAGCCATGGTTGATGAAAATTACGAGTATTATAAATCATGGGCTAATTTATCAAATGAGGACAATGACTACAAATTTCACAAACATAAAAATAAAAGGACTTGCATATATTATTTAAAAAGTAATTTACCGGAGTTTGGCACTAAATTAGAGAACAATATTATCATTGAGGCGGTAGAAAATTCTATGGTCTCTTTTGATGGAATGATACCTCATTCTGTAGCAAATATGCCTAAAAACATAGCAAAGAAAAACCCTAGATATTCTGTTGTTTTTGACTTTAAACTGGCTTTCTAGTATATTATCGCAATGCCTCTAGTAAATTTTAGACCAGCTCCTGGTATCAACAAAGAAGTTACTGACTATACTGGTCAGGGTAAGTGGACTGATGGTGATATGGTGAGATTCTTTCAAGGATCTGCACAGAAAATCAAAGGATGGGAAAAGTTTATAAGCACCACATTAGTCGGTGTTGCCAGAGACGCTCATGCGTGGGTTGGATTGGACGGCACAAGATTACTTGCTGTAGGAACAGACAGAAAACTTTATATAGTTATTGAGGGTCTTGCCTATGACATTACTCCAATAAGAGAAACTCAAGCATTAACTAACCCATTTACAACTAATGGCACGACTTCAGTGTCTGTTGCAGACTCATCGCATGGAGCAACTAAAGGTGACTTTGTTACATTTGACTCTTTTAGTGCCATAGATGGCTTAGACATGAATAAAGAGTTTGAGATAACTTCAATTACTGACAACAATAATTATGTTGTGACAGCTACATCGGCTGCATCAGGATCAACTTCTGGTGGCGGGGGTAGTGGTAATGCTAAGTATCAAATAAGTATTGGACCTGAAGTATCCACGTCTGCTTTTGGATGGGGTACAGACACATGGGGAGCTGGGGGATGGGGTAGCCCATCAACATCATCTACCGTAACATTAGAGGCTAGACAATGGTCTTTGGACAATTTTGGAGAAGATCTCATAGCCACAGTATTAAATGGGGGAGCATTTAGGTGGGACACATCTAGTGGTGTAGCTACAAGAGCAGCAGTGATTACAAATGCACCTACAAGATCAAGATTAAGTTTAGTTTCTACACCTGATAGACATTTATTATTTTTTGGTACACAGCCTACTATTGGTGGTACAAACGCACAAGATGATCTATTATTAAGATTTTCAGATCAAGAAGATATAAACACATATCAACCAACTGCAGAAAACACTGCAGGTTCGCTGCGCATAGCTGACGGATCACGGATCGTGGCCGCAGAGCGATCAAGAGGTCAAATATTGGTGTGGACAGATACATCATTACACTCTTTACAATTTATCGGTCCTCCTTTTACTTTTGGTTTGAGACAACTAGGTCAAAATTGTGGCATTGTAGGGATACACGCAGGAGTTGATATAAACGGTGTAAGTTATTGGATGTCTCAAGACTCTTTCTTTTTATTTGATGGTTCTGTTAAAAAACTACCCTGCACTGTAGAACAGTTTGTTTTTAACAATTTAAACGTGACAGGTGCAGAAAATGCTTTTGCAGGCCACAATGGTGAGTTTAATGAAATTATGTGGTTCTATCCTAGAACAGGATCAGATACGATAAACGCAATCGTAGCTTATAATTATTTAGAGCAAACATGGTGGACAGGGACACTAGATAGAACTACTTGGTTGGATAGAGAGGTATATGACAACCCTCTGGCTACAGACTATCTACCAACGACCACTGCTAACAATGAAGTAATCTCAGGACTGACCGATGGTGCAACACAATTGTTTTTACACGAAACAGGGAACAATGGTGATGGTGCTGCTATCACAGCTTTTGTAAAATCAGGTGTTGTGCAAATAGGTGAGGGTAATGAATTTGCTTTTGTATCAAAACTAATACCTGATATAGAGGATCAAGAGGGCACCTTAAATGCTAAATTAGAATTTAAAAATTATCCAAATAATAGCACAAGCGTAACAAAAACAGTTTCATTTCAGGATAACACAGACTTTGTAAGTCTTCGTGGCAGGGGTAGAGAATTTACAGTAAACGTTGTATCGAACACTACAGGCACCGCATGGAGATTAGGCACACAAAGATTTGACATACAGCCTGATGGTAGAAGATAATGGAGCCTTTAGAAGAACTTAAAATTTGGAAACAAAAGCCTTATATGAGGTCAAATTATGATAACATACATATTTTTTACGATGATCAAAAATACATTAGGATGAAACCTAAAACACAAATAGGTTTATCACCTGGTTTTTTACATTTAATATTGAAAAAGCCAGGACATTGGAAAAAAGAAAATATAAAAATTGAAGATGATGTAACATTGTGTAATGAAACACATAATGTGATATACTATACTCTTATAGAATCACTAATATCAGATGAGGAAAATGAATTTAAATTACATGTTAAAAACGGTGTGCCTGGAGATAATGAAAAATGGCTAAGTTAACAATAACAAGATTTCCTGATCCTAGGCCTGAATATGATCAACAACAGTCTGCTGAATTAATAAGATTACTTGAAGAGTTGATTTTACAATTAAACACACAGTACACACAAGACACACAAGAAGAGTCTACAAGAAGGGCATTTTTTTTAAATGGCTGATGTATTTAGAAGATTTATCGCAAATCTAACAACGACTGATTTGACGACCGTGTTTACAGTGCCCACTGCTAATGTTGCAGCCACTCCACCAGTTCCTGTATCTACTTTTATTGTTAAAACAATTAACACGCACAACTATGATGGCTCGAATGCGGTCACTGTAGATGTTGATCATAATAATGGTAGTGCTGATTTACAAGTTTTTCAAATTGATGTATCGGCTTCGAATACTAATACCATCAATAGTAGCATGGTATATCAAGAGGGTGACTCTTTTAAGGTTCAAGCAAATGCTGCGTCAAGAGCTATGGTTGAAGTTTCTGTATTGGAGATCAAACAACAACAGTAATGAAAATAGAATTATTTTCTATTCCTATTTGGATAGGTAATATAGATTCATCCAGAATTAAGATTCAAGACAAAAACATAGGAGAGAGTTTTAAATCAAAAATAAGAACATCGATACATGGTCAGAACATAATTGATGAAGATTCTTTAAATTATTTATATGAAGTAATATCTAAGCTTTTAAAAAAAAACGTGCTACCAAGATATAAGCTGCAGTTGGAGCACATTTGGACTAATTATTATGAAGACTCTGATTATCAAGAAAATCACGCACATGCAGGAACTCATTTATCATTTATTATTTATAAAAAAATTGAAGAATCTAATGTAGTTTTTGTAAACCCTAACTCTATTGTTTTAGACTCATATTATAATGGTGATGACGACAAAATAGCCTTTTTTGGTGGCACCACTTTTAGACCTCAATGTAGAGAAAATCAAATCATTCTTTTTCCTTCTTATTTGGAACATTTTGTAAAAAGAACTAATGATGCAATATCCATAGCAGGGAACTTATATATGAATTTTGAGTAGAATAACCTATTGATTTCCTAGTTTTAAGCCTATAAAACTATATTATGGCAAAGATTGTAGACGAACCAGTGCTTCTACGATATGACACAATAGAGGGTAAACAAATACCTGTTTATAGTGCTAAAGTTGAAACAACAGTTACGAATACAAAAACAGGACATGAATATAGCTCTCATGAAGAAGTAGAAGCTGATATCGCCGACCCTGCAACAGATACTAAAGAAGAAGACATACGTAGAGACGTGCACGTTATCGCACCTAATTTATTTGGGGGCGCAGCAACAGGGGAATGATAGATGCTAAAAAAATTTATAGAGGGTGTTAAAGACGTTTTACCAGCGATCGGTGGCACTATTGGATATGCTGTTGCAGGCCCTGCAGGAGCAGCTCTTGGTTCCGGTTTAGGCTCTATCGTCAGAGGAGATCCTGGTCAAGAAGCTTTTCAAAATGCATTATTAGCTGGGTCCATTGGTGCTGGTGGTCAACGTTTCTTATCTGGTGGCTCAGGACCAATTGGACAATTTTTTTCAAGAGGAACAATACCAGGTGTTGTTGGTGACACAGGAATATTAAGATCATTTAGTCAACGTAGTTTTTCTCCAAGTATGACAAAGTTAGGGTTTGGCGGTAAGTATTTACCGGTTGAGCCTGAAGTAAGTGCAAGAATGATTGGAGCTAATACTCCTGTTTATGATACAGGCACCGGTAAAACAATCATGACAGGTGGTCAAACAATTAGTGGAGATACATTAGCAGAATTTGATAGGTTAAAAAACTTAGGCACTGGTGAGAGCGACGTAAAAATATTAGAAATGGCAAGAGAAAATGTTTTAAGTGGCGAAGCAGGTGGCGATGAGGGCATTTTAAGTCAAGTCTTAAGCTTTGGAAAAGAAAATCCAGAATTAGTATTAGCTGGGGGTGTTTTGTTAGATAGATTAGGTTTTTTTGATGAAGGTGATAAAGATCAATTACCTAAGCCACCAGAAATAGGCTCTCAAGGTTCACTGCCTGGAGGCATAGCTAGATTAGTAAATCCTGTTTTGACTGCAGGTGGTCAGTTCTCATATGACATGAGTGCAAACGGTGGCATCATGAGGGCAAAAAAAGGTAAGCAAGCTAAAACGGTTGCTCCAGATGATCTTGAAGAGTTTTTAAATGATCCAAGTAGATTTATTCAAACCTCTCCTAATGCTCCTAAACTTTATGACAGAGATCAAAAGTTTAAGGTTCTTGAAAGACTAGGTATTGTAGGTAGAGCAGCAGAGGGTATGTTAATGGAACGAAGGTTTAACCCTGAGGGCGGTTTTCAAGAAATGAAAGAAGGTAACATAGCAAGCTTTCAAGAAAACAGTCCAAGAAGAGATTTATTTTTAGAAAGAGATGGTCCAATATCCGATGACCGTGGATCACCGGACAAGGACACTGTATTTGCAAAACTAGCTGATGGGGAATTTGTAGTTAATGCTGACACAGTCGCCGATATAGGTTATGGTATGGGTGCAAAAAGTTTAGATCAGGCAAAAGAAATGGGTGGATCTTTCTTTTACGGATTACAAGATGCTCAAAAGAAGGGTATATTAGGTAATATGGTAGGTATGGCATAATGGCAACTCAAGAACAAATTATTAGACAAGCACCTTTTATTGAAAACAGAACGGAACAGCTTTTACAGTCTGTGTTTGGACCTAGCGGAGTTGCTAATGTAGCTCAAACAATCCCTGCTGCTAGTGTTGCAGCATTTCAACCTTTACAGAATACTGCTTTTTCAGCAGCAAATACTGCAGCCAGTCAAGGTGTGTCCTCTGGCATAGGTGCTTTTCAACCTTTTTTAGGGACAGCTACATCTCAGTTGGGTGCTGCAGGAAGCACCATGGGTGCAGGTATTGGAACAATAGGACAGGGTGTAGGATTTACAGGACCATCAAACGTGCAACAGTTCATGGATCCTTATCAACAACAAGTTACTCAACAAGCTTTAGCTGAGATTGACAGACAGGCAAACATAGCTAGACAAACAGCAGCAGCTCAGGCGATAGGAGCAGGTGCCTTCGGTGGTGGTCGTGAGGGTGTGCAAAGAGCTGAACTTGATAGAAATTTACAAGATATTAAATCAAGAAGAATTGCAGAGGATCTGCAGAGAAACTTTTTGCAGGCTCAACAACAGCAACTTAGAACCGCAGCTACTTTGGGTCAATTAGGTCAACAAACTTTGGCCGGTGGCATCGCACAAGCAGGATTAGGAGAACAACTCGGTGCTCTAGGCAGTAGAGCTCAGCAAGCAGGTTTTGCAGACACACAACAATTATTAGGACTTGGTGCATTACAACAACAACAAGAACAAATGCAACGTGATGTGGCTCGTCAAAATGTTTTAGAGGCACAAAGAGAACCGTTTGGTAGAATACAGTTCGCTTCGGATATTTTAAGAGGAGTGCCTTCATCTCAACAAACTTTCGTAACGCAGCCTTCTCCTTCACCATTTAGTCAATTACTTGGTGCCGGTGTTGGTTTAGCGGGGA